CATTGGACAGATAAAGAGCTTGCAGAAGAACTCAAGAAACTGACCATCATCTGCGATACCAGAGAGCAAGACCGCCATGTGTCGGAGTGGTTTGAAAAGAACAAAGTCCCTTGCATCACTCGCAAGATTGATACCGGGGACTACTCCGCGCAGCTTGGGGACTTGTCTATGGAGCGGGAGATAGTTGTGGAGCGGAAACGCAATCTGGATGAGATTTGCGGCAACTTCACCGTGGAGCGTGAACGCTTTGAGAGAGAGTTCATGAGGGCGAAAGCCTACGGCACTAAGGTGGTTCTGATAATCGAGAATGCATCCTGGTCGGACATCTTCCTCGGCAACTACCGCTCCAAGACTTCTTCCAAGTCTCTTCTCGGTTCGCTTCTGTCGTGGATGGTGCGCTTCAACATCACCGTGACCTTCTGCAAGTCGGAAGAAACCGCACGAATCATGTGGGGAATCTTCTACTACTACGCAAAGGAGAAACTGTTGTATGGCTGAAATACTGGACAGCGGAGAACGCAGAGAGTTTGCGTCTGGCGCTGTGAGGGATATTTCGGAAGGGAAGGGGCGTTGCGATTTACTGCCGCTTGAGGTCGTTAGTTCGCTCTTGCGCTACTGGGATCTGCCTAACGAATACAGAGACAGTCTCCCTGTTCTCGATTGCATCCATCTCTTCTTGCAGCCGCCTCACAGGGTGAAGACAGACCAGGACTTCATCTTCAACGCAATCGAATCCTTCTGCAAGCAGATTGGGTGGAGTATCCCTACGGCTGTTCTTGAGGTATCTATTCATTTCGCTGATGGGTGTGCTAAGTACGGTGAGAGGAACTGGGAGAAAGGGATACCCGCCCATTGCTACATCGACAGCGCAATCAGGCACTATCTGAAGTGGTATCGCGGAGATGAAGATGAACCGCACGACAGAGCGTTCATCTGGAATCTGCTGTGCTTGTTGTGGACGCTTAAGCACCACCCTGAGTGCAACGACCTGTGGAGCGATGACGATGGGGATGGGCGATAAAAAAGCCCCGTATACGCCATCCTATGAGCCTGTGCGAGATGATGTAAACGGCAAGCTGTTCAGCCCTGGCGCGGTAAGATCCTGTCCAGAACCGCACGTTATAAAGCGCTACGGAGTTGGCGGCGTTGCAAATGTGTCGGTTTATACTTGCCGAAAGTGTCGGTATGTAAAGACCTACAAATGGCATGGAGGCGTAAGCTGTGGGTACATGGGATGACTTCCAGCCGGAGCGAAAAGCATCATGGGAGGATATCGCCCAAACCATCCATGACTCCGTAACGATGGACGAGGTGCTTTCCTTCTACTCGCCATCCACGCCACGCCGCCACCATCGTTGCCCATGTCCCATCCACAATGGCAAGGATTATAACTTCTCCTACACGGATCATGGGTATAAGTGCTTCGTGTGTGGAGCATCTGGAGATGTAATCGGCTTTGTTAAGGAAGTCTGTGAGCTTGCCACAAGGTCGGATGCCATGAAGCGGATAAACGATGACCTCCATCTTAATCTCTCCATTAATGGCACTTTAAGTGCAATTCAAAGTGCAAATTTGGCACTTAAGAGGAAAGAAGCGGAAGAGAAGAGAGCGGCAGAACAGGCGTGGGAAGACGAGTACCACAGGCTCATGGACGAGTGGATACGGCTCGACAAGATCAAGATGACAGCAGACCCGTCAAGCAATGAATACGCTGATGCTGTGAAGAATATAAGCTTCATCGGATTCCAGCTTGATATGCTGCTGTGCGATAAGAGGTGAGAAAGCAATTGGTAAACTAAGCGCAAACGATGTCAAAAAGAACCCTATCCTCCAGCCGGATTCCAAAGGAAAACCGCCTCAGACTATTGAAGCATTTCGGTGCGTTCTCATGGATGATGTGCGCTTCAACAACATCCGCTACAATGAACTGCGCGGGTGCGGCGAGATCCATGACGGAAAGAAAATCACGATTTGGTCGGACACAGATGACGCAGACGCTATGTACTATCTTGAATCCACCTACGGAATGTACTCAAAAGAGAAGTACCAAGCCGCGCTCCGTCTCCTGTTCAAAGCCAGAGAGTACAACCCGGTCAAGAACATGGTGGAGAGCGTAGAGTGGGACGGCGAGAGACGCTGCCACGACTTCCTCCACAAGTACGGACTCTGTGATGACTCGCCATATTCCCGCGAGGTTTCCCGTCTGATCTTCGCCGGGGGTATCCATCGTCTTTACGAACCGGGATGCAAGTTCGATGAAGTCCCCATTTTCATGGGCGTACAAGGGTGCGGTAAGTCAACCCTGTGCAGATGGCTAGCCATGAACGATGACTACCACGGGGAACTAAAGTTCATGGAAGGTCAACAGGCTATCGAGGATCTGGCGGGGAAGTGGTTCATGGAGATCCCGGAGATGTCCGCATTCACCAAGGCCAAAGACCAAGAGGCAGTAAAAGCGTTCATCTCCCGGCAACGTGACCAGTACCGCAAGCCTTACGACAGGAACACGACAGAACTTCCTCGGCGGTGCGTGTTTGTGGCGAACAGCAACGGGTACAACATTCTGGTAGACAAGTCTGGCAATCGCCGCTGGCATCCTATAGAGTGCAAGGGCGATGACAAGTGGGGTTTCCACCTCTACGACATTGAGGACGAAGTGCGAAACTATATCGCTCAATGTTGGGCAGAGGCTCTGCACTTCAAGAACGATAAGTACATGAAGCCATTCGTCAACAGTTCGCTGAGTAAGGAAATTACCAAAGCGCAAGACGATGCGATGCAAGACGATTGGCGGGTTGGTGCTATCCAGGCGTTTCTTGACCGTAAGAACCCCGGCGAATTTACTTGCGTTCGCGAACTTTGCCACCGTGCGCTCTATCCAGACCAACAGAAAGAGCCTAATTTCTCGGAAGCAAAGGATGTCGGCATGATAATGAACAGGCTTTCCGGTTGGGAGCGGGTTGGGTCTCGGAAGATAGGGATGTACGGAAGCCAGCGGTGCTGGCGTAAGGTTGGAGAAGAATCCGCACCAGACAAGCCCTTTTGGGAGGAATAATGACGAGTAAACTCTTAGCACTTAACATCATCTACGCAATCGTAGACACAATCATAGCGGCTCTTGCTATCTGCGCTTTCGGGTGGGGTGCGTGGTACTTTGCAAAGTGGTGGATGCTCTGCTTCTGCATCATCCCACTTGCCCTGTTCAACACGCACTCGGCAATCGTGGATGCGGATATCGAAGCTGCTCGGAAGGGAAGTGATAACGATAGCTGATATTTATATCGACAAAGCGTCTGGCGAAGAAGTAGAACTGCCGAAAGAGCCGATAAGTCTCAAGTATGTCAAACAGCTTAAAGGCATGGGCAAGACCCACAAAGAGATCGCAGAACGGTGTGGAACGACAAAAGCCTACATCGACAAGATTCTGTATGAGGATCGCAAGAAACAGCAAGCAGAAGCCGAAGCACCGAAGCGGGGCAGAGGAAGACCGAAGGGGAGCAAGAATAAGAGAACGCTTGCGGAAGAGAAGATGCTTGCCAACTGGGAGAACAGCCCCGCCTCGCCCATGATGCGCGAGGATAAAGCTGATCTCAACAGGGCGGCTGGATGGTTCGTTGGGCAATGTTGGGCGCTCGGCAAGACCGTAGACCACAACAGCATCGAGTCCATGCAAGAGGCGCTTGAGAAGTATGTCATGCTCTGTACGCAGAGCGGGATGCCCATGCTCGTCAAGACTTGCCACCTCGCCCTCGGTCTGAACCCTGGAACTGTGGCGGCATGGAGAAACGGCAAGTTCCGTGGCAACGATCCTCGCTACAAAGAGTTCGTCCAGTTGATGGACGCTATCGTGGCAGCGGGTATCGAAGCGGCTGGTGCGGCTGGATCTCTTGACCGGGTGCTTACGATCTGGTTTGAAAAAGCACACTTTGGCCTCTATGAACAGCAGGGCCTTGTCGTTGAAAGCGCAGACCCGCTCGGTGAGAAGAAGTCGGCAAAGGAGATTGCTGACAAGTACGCTGGCATCTTGCCGGAGGATAACTGATATGGCAGAAATACTTTCGCCTCTCAAAGCTATCCGCGCCAAGTGCCTCGACTGTATGTGCGGACAAGTACAAGAAGTCCGTCTCTGCCCTTGCACAGATTG